TCCAATTGAAAAAGAAACTATAACAAGAATGCTTGAGCAATGCAAACAAGCGCAAGAAGAAGGGCACAATAATGGATTACGATAGATGGCTAGAAAAACCTTACCAAGACAGCTACGAAGAATCAGACGAATACGAAGCATTTTGTAAGTGGTTTGATGATGGCTCAGAGCTTATCATTGACAAGGGAAGTGACGAGAGAAATATCTACATCAAAGACGATGAGATATTTTCAATCAAATCTTATTCTTATGAGGGTGAAGGTGATTGGTCTTTTGAGAAGGTTGAGAGAAGTGATGAGCTACTTGAAGAAATCCAAGACCTAGCAACTGAAAACACAGAAGAAGCCATTGAGATACTTTTAGAGCTTCTTGATGGGGATAACGAGCAAATTTGCGAAGTCTATAAAAGGCTTAAAGGGGTTAAAGAATGAAACAACCTTATGAGAACTTGCCTAAGGTATGGGCTTGGGATGATGATAAGAAGAGCAGAGGCTTTTTAGGGTATCACATTAAAACAAATACAAGTCACTTTGTTGTAGATAGCCGAGATGGTTTAAGTTGTTGGGTTGATAACATAGAACCCTACAAAGAACCAACAAAAAGACCTATGACCCACGAAGAGGTTTTTAAGATGATGCAAGAGAACTTAAGTAAAGGTTTGATGACTTATTTTAGGGTTGGTAATAATACCATAAGAACATATTGGGGTTCACATTGTCAGATAAATAAATACACCTACTCAACCGACCTAGAGAATTGGTATCCATTGGAGGTAGAAGAATGAAAGTTAGATTACCATATAAAGCCATTTGTGATGCTTTAGACGAACTTTTAGAAGAAGATGTAGTTAAGGGGAGTGGAGTGGGTAAAACTCTCCTAGTCATTGATGACCTATCCGTTAATCTTTGGGTAAACAGAGAAAATGACGAAATTACCGAAGAACTTATAGAAGAACTTGCGGGAGAATAATGCCTACTCAACTTCAAATAAATAAAGCAATGTTAGAAATGGCAAAAGCTATATCTCAACTCTCCAAAGACCCCCGCACTAAGGTGGGGGCTATTTTGCTTTCTAAAGATGGCAGAAAAATCTCAATGGGTTATAATGGCTTTCCAAAAGGTGTAGAAGAAACTCAAAACCTATGGAAACGCCAAAATAAGCACTCTTATGTAGTTCACGCCGAAATAAACGCTATTGTGAATTGCGACTTTGAGAAAGAAGGTGCTACTCTCTATTGTACCTTGCAACCTTGTAACTCTTGCTTAGGTGCAATCATAAACTCAGGAGTCAAACAGATTGTATTTGAGAATGAATACAAAAGCCTTGATTTAGGCGTTTGGGGTAAATTGGTAAAAAACATAAATTGGCAACAAGTTAAATAAAAATTTATATTTCAAGTATGAACAAATTAAGCCCAAAACAAGAGAAATTCTGCCAAGAGTACCTAAACACAGGTAATGCAACTCAATCTTATATTATTGCAGGATATAGCAAAACAGGAGCAGACGCAGGAGCTTCACGCCTGTTAGGTAATGTTAGTATAAAGAATAGACTAGAAGAACTCAAAGCAGAAGCTCAAAAAGAGTTCAAAGTAGATAGGAAATTCCTATTTGATGGCTATATGGAGCTAATAGAAAAACACAAGGATTTAACGCCAGCAGTCGCTAAAGGCTCTTATGATTCCATTGCGAAGATGTTTGGATTAAATGAGGCTGACAAGGTAGAGCTTACAGGCAAGATAGAAGGGTTTAAAATAGTCTTAGATGAAGGAGATTAAGCTATTTAAAAAGCAGATTGAAGCCTACAAGCTCTTGATGGACAACTCCACGAATGAAATACTTTACGGGGGCGGAAGCAGGGGAGGCAAGTCTTGGCTAGGTAATCTATGGATAATGCTTGAAACTTTTAACAAGCCTAAATCTTCTTATATGATAGCTAGGGCGAACTTCACAGACCTAAGAGACACCACACTAGCAACTTTTCACAAGGTTATTAACCATTATGGAGTAGCAGAGCATTTTACCTTTAATGCACAGACAAACTACGCTTATAACATTGCGACAGACTCAAAGATTAAGTTTAGGGAGCTTGGGTGGTATCCTAGTGACCCTGAATACAACAGAATCGGCTCTTATGAGCTTACAGGTGCTTTTATTGATGAAGCTCAAGAGATTAAAAAGAAAGCGATTGATGTGCTTAGAGGTCGCTTTTCAGAGCTTAAAGGCGATGGGTGGGAATCAATTCCTAAGATGTTTTATTCTTGTAACCCTGCTAAAAATTGGATAATGCAAGATTTTGTAAAACCCTTTGACGAAGGTAAACTATCAAGCGATAAGGCTTTTGTGCAATCCCTTGTTACGGATAACCCTCATATTTCAGAAGCCTACATTGAGAACTTAAGGAAAGCAGACAAAGTAACTAGGGAAAGGCTTTTATTTGGTAACTTCTACTATGATGATGACCCCGCCAAACTGATTGAATATGACAAAATACTAGACCTATACGAGAACACCCAAGTACCTAGCGGACAGAAATACATTACTTGCGATATAGCCACAAAAGGGAGTGACCGCTTTGTTTTATGTGTTTGGGATGGTCTTAGGCTGATTAAAATCTATTCAGAGGCGAAAAGCACAGGTTTAGGCATTATTGAGAAGATTAAAGAATTTAAAAACAAATATGGCGTTCCCAATTCCAATATATGCTACGATGCTGATGGTGTAGGCGGTGGTTTAAGTGGATTCTTAGCCAATACGATAGAATTCAAGAACGGATCAAAGGCTAAGGGTGGGGAGAACTTCAACCATTTAAAAAGCCAATGTTACTTCAAACTTGCCGATTATGTAAACGAGGGTAAGATTTGGGTAGTAGATGATACATACCAAGACAAGCTCAACGAAGAGCTAGAATACATTAAAAGAGATAATGTAGACAAAGATGGGAAGCTATCCATATTACCTAAAGACAAGGTAAAAGAGTTACTAGGACGCTCTCCTGACTTCTCAGATGCGGTTATGATGCGTATGTATTGGGAAGTGAGTGGCAAGATTCAAACTTTTAATCCTAGATTTTTTTAAATTTAATATAAACAAGGGCAATGAGGATTTTATAAAATGGCTGATGAAACTATAAACGATAATTATAATACCTACCCTTGGAGAGATGGGGATTGGACTAATGTTACTCAAGAAGCTAACAAATATGGCTTTTTAGAGGATTCGCTACTTGGGACAGGTGGCTATCGCAATGGATGGTATTTGGTTCCGCACAAGCGAGAAGATAAGAATGATTTAAATATGCGCAAGTCTAAGGCGTATTTCTCAAATCAATACAGACCAATTTGGCAAGCACACCACAAGCCTATATTTAAAAACAACGCCCAAAGAAGCATAAAAGAGAACACACCTCAAGGCTTTATGGACTTGTACGAGGTTTTCAGGGGTAATTCAGATGGAAAAGGCAACTCGCTTCAATCATTTATGGAGCAAGGCGCAGGAACAACTAAAAACAAGGGCGTCGCTTTTCTTGTGATGAACAATGACACCGAGATTAATGCCACAATTGAAGATGTGATAGAAAACCGCTCAGGTGTGCCTTATGTTTTTGAAATCACCCCCGAAATGGTACACAGCTATAAGCAAGATACTTTTGGCAACCTAATTGAATTGAGGTGGTGGCAACAAAAAGAGACATTAACTTATGATCAATTTGGTAATCCTTCTAATTTGCTACTCTCTGATTCTATTACTTCTACTGAGAAGATTGTGGTAGGCGTAAACGATAGCAAGTGGAGTGTTTACGATGGCAACGGCTCAACCTTGCTTCAATCGTTCCCTAATGAAATAGGGGTGATTCCAGTTGTCAGATTGGTAGCAGAACCAAGTGATGAGGTGATTCCTGAAAGCTCTCTTTATTCTGTGGCAAGAATTCAGCATAGGATTTATAACCTTGCTTCAATTATCACCGATATAGCAGATAACCAAGCATTTAGCATTTTAACAATGCCAATGACCGCTAATAGTGGTGTAGATTATGGAACGACAAAAGGACTAGGCTATCCAAGTGATGCTTCACGCTCACCTGAATTTATTTCACCTGATGCACAGCAGCTTAAGGTATTAATTGAGCTATATCACGGATTAATCAATGAAATGTATCAAGCGGGAGTAGTTAGTCACCTTCAAAGATTCCAACAAAGCGCAGAATCAAAAGAGATTGACAGAGAACGCTTAAATGACCTTTTAGGCACTTTCAAAAAGCAAATAGAACAAGCAGAGCGTCAGTTGATGTTCTTATTTGGGCTTTATGTGGGCTATGATTATGAGTACCGAGTGACCTATTCTGATGACTTTGGTGTATCAACTCTCAACGAGCAAGTTGATATGTTCATTAAGCTAATGAGTGCAGGAGTGACAACAGGTCTAGCGAGTGAACTTGAGAAGCAGATAGCAGAAAAGGCGCTAGATTTTGATGATGAAGAGATGAAAGCAGAACTCTTAGAGCGCATTGAAATTGAGCGAGATATAGCCAAAAATCAAACCGCTATTGAGAATCAATTCTAATGAATGAGAAGGAAGTCACAGAGGAGATAAAGGAGCTTATTAAGAGCTTTGATATTGCCTATGGTAGAGCGGTCGCCCCTTTCACAAAATGGCTACTAGAAGAGTTAAAAGATCCAAAAGGGCGTACAATACGCCAAATAGTGAATGAAGGTTGGGAGCTTTTTAATGTGTCTAGTGCTATTGAGGGAGTGATCGTCTCTACCACGATGACTAGCGCAACGATTCAGATACTAGCAAGTGACCCTGACGCGATTATTAACCAAAAGAAGCTCAAGTCTATAATTAAATACGAACCTTGGACACCTGACGATGTGAACTTGGTGCAAAGGATAGCTAGGGGAAACACAAAGACTAGACAATGGATTACAGAGGACATAAAACGCAATTTTGAGTGGGTGGCGAATTATGAAGACAATTTTAAAACGCTTCAAAGTTTAGTCAATCAGAGTGGAAAGATTGACGAGTCTATCTTGAGAAAAGAAGTCAGAGAGATGACAAGCGCGATCCGTTCTAGTGGATTTTCAAAGGATTTTGACAAGGAACTTGCAGACCTTGAAATGAAAATAGCTCAATTCTCAGAGATGAACTACACCACAAGCGACACAAAAAAGGCATATCAACAATTTATGCGAGGTGTTAAAGGCAAGCAACTAGATGCCTTTGAGGATTCAGTAGAGTACGCAATTAAGAAGAAAAGCAAGTATATAGCGCGTAGAATAGCGCGAACAGAACAAGCGCGCGCGAGAATTGACGCCTATATACAAATGACCTACGCAGACGAGGACTTGGAGTTTTATAGATGGAACTTAGATGCAAGTCATAAGGTTCTTGATGAGTGCGATTTATACGCAAAAGCAGACTTTGGATTAGGGCGAGGTGTTTTCCCTAAAAACAAGCTACCAAGACTACCAAGTCACCCGCATTGCGTCTGCTATCTTACGGAATATTACCCAAGAGATGAAGTTAATAAAAGCGATTTTGACTTTGTAGAGGGTGGCAATAGCTATCTAAAAGGCAATAGCAGACGAATACAGAATCAAATACTCAAGAGTCAAGCCAATGGTAAAGCCTTTAGAAAAGGTGGCAATTGGAACGATCAAGTCAAGATTATGGGTGAAAAGCCCATCACAAGACACCCCAAAACACGCTTTGAAGAAGTAATTACATCTAAATTTTTATAAAAGTGAAAAAAGTTTAAAAAAATACTTGAATTTGTATTAATTAATTGATATCTTCTAATAAGAACGATAACAAGGAGTTAAAAAATGAAAGCAATAATCAATAAATCTTTTTCACACTCAGAAGATTTTAACAAGAACCATAGCGAGAAAGATATTTACACCGATTGCGAGTTTCTCGCAATATATCCGCTATATCCAATGGGAAGAAGCCTACAATCTCCAAGAGTAGAGGATAGTGCAATTTGCTCAATATCATTTTGGGGTAACCATAATTATTTTATGAATAATAAAAATTCTTCTTTCTTTGATTGCATTATAAATGCATCTACCTTTAAAAAGGTAATCGGAAAGGGGAATAGATTTTATGGGAATATTATCTATGACGAGCTTTTGCTCGTCATTACACAGAATGACAACAACTACGTCACTTTCAGACGAAAGTCTGATAACAAAGTTTTCACGATAAAAAAATACTTCAGAGAGGACGAGAGTGGATACTCTACTAATATGGTGATAAATGATGATGGAACTTGGGAAGAGTGGGAGTTTAAAAATGACAGACCTTGAGCTTCTTAAAAAGGCGAGAGAGCGACTTAATGATGCTTTCTCGCTATCTTGGGAGTCCAACAGTATCGCTACTATCCAACTGGATAGATTTATTAGTGATGCTATTGAGGAATGCAATAGGTTAATAGAGAGCGATGAGTTATGAACTACTTACCCTATCAAGTGCGCATTAAAGACGCACCAATAGACCAAAGACTAGACATTGCTCTTGAGTACATTGAGAGCATTTGTCACGAGTTCGTACGCTTAGGCGATGCGAAGCAACCTTTAAAACAAATTAAGCTCTTAAAAGATGCTGAAAAGGGGTGGGAACGGATCACCCGCTATAACTTTGAGATTCACGAAGATGAAAACGGAGATATTTACGAGCTTGAAACAGAAACATTTTACCATTATATCAAGGACACCTTTTTAAACTCCACAGAGGACGAAGAAGACAGAGCCGATATGGACTTTACTTTGAGGAAGATATACAACCATTTAAAATGGAGTTACGAATGAATTATTTAGAATATTATGGTATGCAGTCAGGTTTTTTAGCTATCCTAATGATTATAGGACTATTTGGCTTGGTTATTCTAGTTATGATATATGGCTCTTTTGAGTCATCATTTAAGGAAGAAGAGGAAGAGTTATAAATGAAAGATACAGAGCTTTTAATAGATTGGATCATTGACCTAGTTCAAGACCAACTAGAAGAGGACGAAATAGACCTATCACAAGAGCCATTAAATAGGCTATATGAGGGTGCTTATTATAGGTCAAGTGAGATTATGTCTCTTTTAAAAGAGGTTAAGATAGAGCTACAAGAAGGCTACTTAATTGAGGATATTAAGAAGGTGAATAAAATAAAAGGGGTTTTAAGTGAATCACGATAAACACTATGCAAGTAAGGAAATAGAGCCTATTCAAGTAATAGAAGAGACTATTGAAAGGCTCACAGGCAAACTAGACTCTAAAGCAGTCTTTAATATTGGTCAATCTCTCAAATACCTACTCAGAGCAGGACTTAAAGAAGGCGAGAGCGTAGAGAAGGACTTAGACAAGGCTTTCAACTATCTTCACAGGGCGATTAAAGGGGGATGGGTAGAGAGTGCGCCGATTAAAGAAGTGGGTAAAATCACCTTTGAATCACTAATGGAGAAATACGGGCTTAATAAAGCCGAAAATGGCTATTACACTTCTGTATGCGGGCTTTCAGTTTGTCCCCTTATTACTTTAAGTAAATCAAATCCTAACGGGTATATGGTTTATTATGGAGAACGAGAGGAGTCTAAAAGATACTCACTAGATGGCCTAGGGAAAGCACTAGACGAATACTTTAATTAACCTATATTGTCATTATGCAAGAGTGGCGGAATTGGTCAGACGCTACATTTGTTGTGAAGGTTGAATAGATTTTAGCCTATTTGTATGGTGTGCTATTCGTGCAGGTTCAAATCCTGTCTCTTGCAATATTATTACTCCCATTGGATAGCCCTTACCTTTTTAGGTGGGGCTTTCTTTTTTTATATCTCTTTGAAAAATAGTTATATTTATTATGTAAACTAAATCTCTAGGAGACACTTAATGAGTGAACAAGGCGCACAACTAAATCAAGACGCTAATGGCGGTGATAATGTTGAAGGATTAAAGAATAAGAACTCAGAACTACTTGGAAAGCTAAAAGCAGAAAAAGAAGCGAGTGCATCACTTAATAGCAAAATTGAGGAAATGACCGCAACTTTATCGGCTTTAGGACAATTGGTAGGAGTTCAAGAAGGTGAAAGCATTGCAGACAAGGCAAAAGCTCTTTTACAGGAAAAAGAACAAAAGGCATTTGAAGCAATGAGTGAAACTGAAAAACTAAATCACAGGCTCAAGTCTATTGAAGAATCACTCCAAGAGACACAACGAGCTAAAGAGTTAGCGGAAAAAGAATCTTTATCCTTGCGAATTGATGAAAAGATTAAAACAACTCTAAATGCCAATGGCGTAACAGAGTCTGATAAATTAGCTATGGCTTTAGATGTATTAAAGGCTAGAACACAAATCAACGGACTTGATGGCGACTCTCTATTAGTTGGGAATGAGCAGAAGTCAATTAATGATGTTGTAGGTGCTTTCCTAGAGGGGCATAAATTTCTAGTCTCCAACCCTTCAAAAGGTGGTAGTGGTTTTAAAGGTGGTACTCCTCAGAATACAGACCAAATGACCATTGACAACGCTTTGAAAAGTGGAAATGCAACTCAAGCGATGGCTCTAATGTTAAAACAACAAGGAATTTAATTTCTAAAAAGGAGAGTCAAAAATGGCTTCAACATCAGCAGTTGGTACAACTCAGAACAACCCTAATTACCTTGGAATGGTATTTGAGGTAGGACAAAACGCAACTCCATTTCTTAATATGCTTGGCGGTATTAATGGCGCACGCCCAGTTACTTCTTGGAACTTTGCGGTAAATTCAAACTATGCACTTGATACAGCTTCACAACCTGCTATCACAGAAGATGCTTCTGTTACAGGCGTTACGACTTCAACTTACGCAAGAGCGCAAGCTGAAAACGCTATTCAAATTTTCCAACGCAGAGTAGATATCTCTTATGCGAATGAGTCAGACTACTCAACGCTTGCGGGTGTACCTGCTTGGGCGGGCGCTAACTTTGTTACCGATAAACGCTCAGAGCAATTAGCTATTAATATGCGTCAATTAGCGGTAGATTTGGATTACACTCTTATTAATGGTGCTTATGTTCAAAAAACTGCTTCAAATGTGGCTTCTAAAACACGAGGACTAACCAACGCTATCTCTACTAACTCAGTAGATGCTTCTGCGGGTGCACTTTCTAAAACACTTTTCAACTCTTTGACTAAAACAATGGTTGATAATGGTGCAGACTTGAATAATGGTCAATGCGTAGTTTTAGTGAACTCTTCTAAGAAACAAGAGCTTTCATCAATCTTTGGACTACAAGAGCGTTCTAACTCTGTTGGCGGTGTTAATGTAGAAGTGATTGCTACTGACTTTGGTAACTTAAATGCGGTTTACGCTCGTGCGGTAGCTCAGACCGAAGTATTTATTGCTGATATGTCTGTTTGTTCACTTGCGGTTTTACCTCTTCGTGGTCAAGCTCTTATCGTTGAGCAACTAGCTAAAACAGGCGCTTCCGATGCATACTCAATCTATGG